TCCCTTCCCTTCCCTGCTCCTATACTAGCTCTTAATCTTAACCTTAATAGGAGCTGTATCTATCATGGTCTCTAAAACTATCCCTAGAAAACCAACCTTTAAAGAAGCTAACTGGCTTAAAGATTACTCAGAATCAGGCTCTGCCTCTAACGCTGCCTCTAAAAACTACTCCTGCTCTCACCCTAAGTCTGCTGGTGTTATCGGAACTGAAAACTTAGCTAAACTTAGAAACGGAGTCTTTGACCTCTCTCAAGCTAAGCTAAGCTCTAAAATCTGTGACGAGACTGAGGTCTTAGAACTGCTCAGCTCCAAAGCTAGAAAAGCTAAGCAAGAATCCAACCAAATCAGAGCTGCTGAAATACTCGCTAAAGTCCATGGTTTGCAAAGAGACAGGCAAGAAATAGAGCAGGTTAAGCACAAGAGCAATGAGGATTTGAACAGGGAGTTTGAAGCTTTGGCTCAAGGATTAGAAGCTAGCACAGCCTCTGAGATAGCGACGGTAAAAGAACCACTGGCAGTGACGACAAAAGACACAGCTCAAGAGCTGACAGGAGATAGCGACGACAAAGCTTAGGGCTGATAGACGACAACTTGACATAAGCTTTCTTATGCGACGTTAGCTCTTTCTTCTCGACGCTAACTAGGCTGTATCAAAGCAAGCATAAGGGTTTGAGCAGGGATAGCAGGATTTTTGAGCCAAGCCAGGGGGGTATCCAGGCTGAGGTTATGTCAATACCAATACCAGCTCCGCTCAAATTTTTATAACTTTTTGGGACTAGTTTTAGGGAGAGGGATAGCCCGATAAAAAATTTATAATATTTTTTCAAGAAAAAGGGAAGCGAAGCATGGTTAAGTTAATAGCCAGGGAGATATTCGAGAAGTTGCCTAGGGGCAAGCAGTTGGAGTATTTACGTGGGGTAAAGGCTATCAGGGGTCGGGAGGATTTAATTTATTTAGCCAGGGAGATATTGGGATACAAGGACATATTGGATCATGTTCACGGAAGGTTTGTAAGGCTGATAAAGTCTTTGAAGAGGCGGAAGATGGGGTTAATGCCTCGAAACAGTTACAAGACGAGTTTAGGGACGATAGCGAACACGGTGCAGAAGATATTAAACAATCCGGATATCAGGATATTGATAACGAGTGAGGTTTTAGATAACAGTGAGAAGTTTTTAGGGCAGATAAAGAGGCATTTACGGCAGGAGAATTTCAGGGAGATATACGGGGATTTGATCTCGGTTAAGCACAAGGAGACGAGCAGGGAGTTTACGGTTAACACGAGGGTGGACAACACGTTAAAGGAGCCGACGGTGTATGCAGCGGGGATAGGGACGATAAACGTTGGTATGCATTTTGATTTAATAATTATTGATGATCCGCATAGTGAGAAGAATGTTGGGACAAAGGAGCAGATTGAGAAGGTTATAGCGCATTATCGGTTGTTACTTCCGATGCTTGAGCCTGGTGGGGAGCTGATAATCTGGGGGACGAGGTGGCATTTTCTTGATTTATACGATTTTCTGCTTGAGGAGGAGATACCGGGGAATGATTCCTGGGAGGTATTGGAGGTAGATGCGGAGGAGAGGAGGGCGGACGGGAAGTTATTTTTCGAGGAGCGGTTAAGTCCGGAGTTTTTAGCGGAGCAGAGGAAGGCGTTAGGGGAATATTTGTACAGTTGTCAGTTTCGTAACCGGCCTGTATCGGAGGCGACGCAGGTATTTAAAAGAAGTTTTTTCCGGTATTGGAGCAAGGATGATGGGGATTTATATCCTGTCCAGGATGGGAAAAGGGTTCTGTTAAATGTTTATATCCTGATCGACAGGGCGTTTAGTTCGAGTGTCTCGGCTGATTATACCGGCTGTATCTGTGTTGGGATATCAAGCGGAGGTAATATTTACGTTTTAGAGGCAGCCCGGAAGAAGTGCGGACTCCAGGAGTTATTTGATTTAATAGTAGGGTGGCGGAAGAAGTATGGGACGGAGCGGGTGCGAAAGGTTGGGATAGAGACAATCAACTGGGAAGAAGCGGAAATATTTTTCAAGCAGGCAATGGGAAAGATAAACGACTATTTCATGCTTGAAAGATTAGTGCCGGACTCAAAGAGGAGCAAAGAGAGCCGGATTGAGATGGCGCTGCAAGCCCGATATGCGAACGGGGCGGTTTATCACAGGAAGCGGATGGTCGAGCTTGAGGATGAGTTGCTCAGGTTTCCAAAGGCTCCGCATGATGACCTGCTCGATGCTTTAGCTTATATCGTGCAGCTGATGTTAGTTCCGGGCGATCCGAAGCTTGAGACGGACAGGATAGAGTATCGGCCTAGTGGTTGGTTTGGTAAATCTGGATATTAAGGGGGAAAAATAAAAATGGCACAGATAGCAATGGATTTAGGGCATAGGGACACAAAAAGATGGCACACCTGCTTAAGTTGTTTAATTAAAGAGTTAGAGAACCTAAACGACAAGAAGGTAAACTTAATTTTAAATAAGTTTCAAGCAGAGGTTGGTTTAGGTGGCGAGGGTGAACATTTTGGCTTAGGCATGGTTTTTCCTAAGGGGTATCCGGTTCCTCAGGAATTAATTTAACAGAATTAAACTAACAGGAGTAAAACATGGTTACAAGCGATTCCAAGGTTGATTCATATTTAGCCTTGTTTGAAAACAGCAAAAAATATTATCAGACAACGTTTGATAATGCGATTAAGCATTACAAGCAGTATCGCAGCATTTTAGATATTGATACTACCAGGGATTTTTATAAATGGCGCAGCCGCCTGTTTATCCCCGCAACTGCCAGGGCAGTAGACGGGTTAGTGCCGGAGCTTTATTTAACACTTCTTATGCCTAACCCGTTTTTTAATCTCCTGCCAAGAGAATCGGGGGATGTTAAGCAGGCACAGCTAATGCAGCTGCTGCTCGAATACCAGTTTCCCAGGGCAAAGTTTAAAACACAGTTTCTGCCGTTTTTAACGCAGTTAGGGATATACGGGACAACTTTTGGTAAAGTATATTGGAAAAAAGATACCAGGAAAATATTTGTTAAAGAAAAGCAGGAGTTTTTAGGGATTGAGATCGGCGAGCCGAAAATGAAGTCAAAGACGATTACTCTGTATGACGACCCGATATTCGAGCCGCTTGATTTCTTCGATGTCTTTGTTGCACCTAAAGCGACATCTCTTTCCGATACCTGGATAATCCATAGAAAAGAAATAACCTTGGCCGAATGTAAAGCTTATGCCAGAGAAGGTATTTATAATAATGTAGCCGAGATGGAGAATTTGATTAGCTCCGATACCGACAGCCAGCAGTCAAAACAGAGGCGGACTGTGCAGGGGTATCCGAGCCATTATGGGACAGAAGAAGGCGACAAGCGCAAAATAGAAATTTTAGAATATTGGAATAAAGACAGGACAAAGACCTGCACTATCGGCGGGGGGAAGGTATTTTTAAAACCATTAAAGACCAGCCCGTTTTTAGAAGCCGGCATGGACGAGCCGTTTGACCCTTTTGTCAGCTGCTCATTGTGGGACGTTCCCTTTGAGCTGTATGCCATGGGCATTCCCGAAAAGTGCGCTGATTTGCAAGATTATCTTAATTCCGAGGTCAATCAGAGAAAAGATAACCGTAATTTACAGCAGAATTTTATATTAAAGGTAAGGCGTGGCGCAGGCGTAAACGTCAGGAATTTAGTAAGTAAGCCAGGTGCAATTTGGCTGTCTGATGACAATACGGCTATCGAACAAGTGCAGATACCTGATTTAACCTCTCAAAGCTCGTTTGCCGAAGAAAACCTTTTAGAGCAAAAGATCGAAGAAATTACCGGCGTTTTAAAAACCGTTACCGGGTCCGGCAGCTATACCGGAAGTAAAACAGCTACCGAAACCTCAATCCTTACCCGCATGGGATCAAAGAAGTTTGCCTTGTTTGTTTCTAAAATTGAAGAGCAGGCAATGAAGCCTATTATCGAAAAGTTCTATCAGCTTAATCAGTTATATCTTGATGAAGAAAGGATTGTAAGGATAGCTGGGGAAACCGGCCCGCAGTTTGTTAGAATCCCGCCTTTTGAAGTCGGCAAAAAGTTTGATGTAGAATGCGCCGCTTCGTCCGAGCTGGTTGATAAAGGCTTAAAAGCGCAGCAGATGATGCAGTTTTTCCAGATGAACCAGGGTAATCCGGTTGTTCAGCAAAACCTGTTAAAGAAAATCTATACCCTTTGGGGCGAGAAAGATTTTGAACAGTTAAATATTCCGTCAGAACAAATGCAGCAACAGATGATGCAGCAACAGCAGCAGGCAAGGCAGGCAGAACAGCAGGCGATGCTAAAGGCTGTAACACAGGGCGGAAGAGAAGTTCCGCCGACCGGAGTAAGGCCGGGGACAGCGCAGGAAGGCGGTATGCCGATGGCAATGGGCGGAGGCGGGGAACGGCCAGGATATTAAGCTAGGGAGGATTATATGGGATTAAGAGAGGATATGTTGCTGGAGGATAATCTCCAGCGGGAAAATAATTTACATCAAAACGTTTTAGATGGGGATGCAATGGTTTCGTTATTAAAGCATCCTGGCTGGAAAATGCTTGAAGAGGAATTAATGGCTCTTTTAAGTTTAAAAGGGAATGTTTTAAGAAAAGCAAAGGATATGCAGGAAATAGGAAATTGCCAGGGAGCAATGAATATAATTGAGCATATTTTAAAATATCCAAAAGGAATTGTTGAAACCGGTAAAGAAGCAAAAGCTGAATTAGAGGGGGTGGAGAAGAATGGGCGATGAAGAAAAGGTAGTCTCTCCAGTTGAGGAAGTAAAACCAGAAGAAGAAAAAGCAGAGGAAGTAAAACCTGCTTAGGTAAAATAAAGGAGATTATAAAATGACAATGACAATCGACAATCTGAAGCCAAACGCTTCCGCAGCGGAAATGGAAGCTGCAATAAAGGCAACTTTGGCTATGACCGATTCCCCAAAAGAGGCAATAGAAGAGAAGACCGAAGAAAAGGCAGAAGAAAAAAACAATGATGGACAGCCTGAATCTGCTGATTCAGCAGCGCCCCTAGAAGTAACGGAGGATAACGCTGTTGATGACGAGATTAAAAAGAAGGCAAAAAGCTATGATGATTTGCGTCCTTGGGTAACGAGGCTCTCGCAAGAGGTAGCGGAGTTTAAAAAGCAAAAGACACAGGCTCCACAAATGGATCAACCTGTGACTGCTAAGCCGCAACCAACTTATGAGCAGTGGCAAGAAGCTTATGAGCGAGACCCGCTTGGCACAGCCCAAATCCTGGCAGACCGTGTGGCGGACAGTAAAGTAAAAGGTTTGCAGGAGCGGGTTGATTTCCTGACCCAGACACTAGGCGGATTAATCAACAAATCAGATGTGGATAGTTTTAGGGTTGATAAAACGAATTATCCCGACTTTGTAGAAGTTGAGGATGATATCAAGGAAGTGTTAGGTCATTTCCCTGAGGAAGTCGTCGGTAACCCTAAATACAACAAAGCATTGTTGAAAATTGGTTATGAAGCGGTGCAGGGCAGGAAGGCCAAAGAGGCTGCGATAAAAGCCTACGAAGCAGGACAGCAGAAAATCCTTGCTAAAAAGCAAGCAAAAGCAGAGGCTCATGTCGAAGGCTCCGGGAAATCAAGCTCGGATCAACCTTTAAATCCAAGTAACATGAACTCTAAAGAGCTTTTTGACCTGATGAAAGCTAAGGGATTAGCTTAGAGGCTGCCAGAAGAAATTTAAAAAGGAGTTAAAACAATGGCACCAGATGTCCGAGCGACGGGCGATGTATCGTCTATCGTCGGAAATTATTATGACAAGCTTATGCTTGAACGCCTAATAGATAATGCGGTTATCTATAAGATGGCGGACAAAAGACCAATGCCCGCAGGAACCGGAACTACTATTAATATGAACCGGTTTACCAATTTTCCTGTTGTTACAGCAGCGTTTACCGAAGGCGAGACACCAACAATTTCTTACCTTTCAGGAACGGCTGTAACCGCAACCCTATTCCAGGTTGGGGCATTCACCGCAGTATCAGATATCTTGGAACTTGCCTCATTCTCGCAGGTAATTAAAGACTGTGTCGAGAACTTCGGCGATTCAGCTGCGACCACAATTGATAAGTGGATCATGAGTAAAATCATGTCTCTTCATGCAACTGATAGCCCGATGGGAACCATTGAAAGAGGCGACGATGTTCGCATTTCTACCTGGTTCGGCGCAAAGCAGGGCGGACTTTCCACCGTGTTTATTTCAAACGATGGCTTGCTCTTTACTGCTTATGACGGCCCGCTTTGGAACTATATGTCAGTCACTGGCAACTGTGTTGATACGCCAGACGCTGGCTATGCGATGGACTTGTATAAATTAGCTAAGATTGCCGGTAAATTAAGAATTAATAACTGCCGGCCTTTCTCTGATGGCTATTACAAGGCTGTTATGCATTCCAAACAGGTCAACCAGATTATGCGCTCAGGTAGCTGGGAAGAGTGGCAGAAATATGTCAAACCTGAAATGCTTGAAAAAGGCCAGGTTGGCGCTGCTTATGGCATTAAGATTTACGAATCTAATGCCGTCTTCGAACATCACAGCGACGTGCTTTCGCAATATACCAACTTCTGCGCATACTTTGCGCCGATTTATGGTCAAGGTGCTTTTGCAGTCACGGAGATAAATACTGAAAAGGGAGTTAAGATTTACACCAAAGCTCCTAACCAGTATGACACCTCCAATCCTCTGAACCAGTGGTCAACCATTGGCTGGAAGATTAACATGGCTGTCGCAGCGCTTAATGCGAATTGCGGGTATGTATTAATGACTCTGGCTGGCGCATAAAAACTAGTCGGTCATAAGCCCTGGGGGGAGGCTAATATCCCCCCCTAAAGAGTATAAAATGTGCAATACGTTAATCACCGGAAGTGCCGGCTTTATTGGCTCTCATCTGTATAAATACTTAAAAGATGAGGAATACAAGGTTGTCGGGATAGATAATTTTTCTCATCCCTGTAACCAAGCCGTGCCGGTTAAACACTGTGATGTCAGGTATTATAAAGATATTTTGCCATATTTTAGCCAGTGCGATATTGTGTTCCACTTAGCGGCGCAAATATCAGTTGATAAAAGTATTTATAACCCAGAAGAGACTATTGCTACTAATATTATTGGCACGCAGAACATTTTAGAAGCTGCCAGAAAATTTAAGACTAAAGTTGTCTTTGCCTCTACCTCGGAAATCTACGGGTCATCTTTAACCGGCTTAATGAATGAAGCACACCCCTTGAATCCGCAAAGCCCTTACGGGGCATCAAAGCTTGCTGCTGACCGGATGTGTTATGCCTATTACAAAACCTATGGCTTAGACGTTGTAATTGTCAGGAATTTTAATACTTTCGGAGAATACCAGGCAGACGATAGCTACGGCGGAGTTATCGCTAAGTTTACTAAAGCAGCTTTAAAGGGAGGGCCATTAAACATTTACGGTGATGGCAGACAGCAAAGAGATTATATGCATATTTCCGATGCTTTGCAGGCTTATGATAAGGCAATGACTTTACCTGCTGGAAGCGTAGTAAATTTCGGGTCAGGCAGCACTATTGATATTAATGCTTTAGCTCGGTCGATTATTGAAATAACCGGCAGTAAGTCAAAGATTATCCATGTAGAGCCGAGGAAAGGCGAGGTGCAGAGGTTGTGCGCCGATATAACTCTCGCTAAACAATATGGGTTTAAACCGCAGACTGATTTTAACAAAAATTTAGAGGATTATATAAAATGGATGCAGACAATAAAAGAATAATTCCGTTTTTTAAATTATCTATTGATGAGAGGGAAATAGACGAGGTAATTCGTGTATTAAAAAAGGGGTATCTCACCCAGGGCAAGGAAGTGCGTTTTTTTGAGAAAGAATTTTCAAAATATGTAGGGAGCAAGTATGCAATTGCTGTTGATAGCTGCACTAATGGGCTGTTTTTATCGCTCAAATACAATGGGATCGGGCCTGGAGATATTGTTACTATACCTTCTCTTACTTTTGCCAGTGTTGCAAATGTTATTTTACAGATTGGGGCAAAAATAGAATGGGAAGACAAGGTTTATGTGGGACACGCTTATTATCTTAAAAACAACCGGCCTTTTAAGATAGTAGACTCAGCCCATCAGATAGAACGTTCTTTATGTCATGATTTTAGAGGGGCTTTAGTTAATTTTTCGTTTTACCCAACTAAACAGATTAGCTCTTGTGAAGGCGGCATGATCTGCACCAATGATCATTATGCAATGGAGTTTTTAGAGGAATGCAGATGGCATGGCCGTCATGGCGGAGGCTACAATTACGCTATAAACAGGATTGGTTATAAGTTTAACATGACGGATATACAGGCAGTTATGGCTGCGGTGCAGCTTAGGAAATTAGACGATATGAATCGCAAGCGCAGACAGGTAGTTGCTTATTATAACCGTGAATTAGGGGAAGCAGTGGAAAGCCTGCACTTATACACAATAGATGTGGATAACCGGGACGAGTTTATAGCTTTTATGGACAATAAAGGAATTAATTGCTCGGTGCATTATTATACACCCCTGCACCTACAACCAGCTTATAAAGAGTTTAAAACCTGCTTGCCCTTTACCGAGGCTAAGGCAGCGCATACAGTATCGCTGCCGTTATATCCTGATATGACAATAGAAGAGTGCGACGATGTTATTGCCGCAGTCAAGGAATGGAGAGGAAAAGATGAAAAACAAAGTGCATAGTGTGGTTTGTGGGTTAGGAGAGATAGGGGCGGGGCTTTCCGGATTATTAAGTGAAAAATATCAAGTTTATGGGGTTGATCTTAATACGAAAGATATGCCGGATACCTGCAATTATCTTAATATCTGTATCCCTTATACCGGGCATTTCGTTGAAGTTGTAAACGATTATATTAAAAGATTTAACCCTCTATTAGCGATAATCCATTCGACCGTAGCCGTTGGCACGACCGAGAAAATAACAGGAGAGGTTGTTCATTCTCCGGTTATGGCAAAACATCCAAAGATATATCAAGGGTTAAAAACTTATAAAAAGTTTATTGGCTGGAATACCCCTAAAGCAAGGGACTTAGCTGCCAGCTATTTTAAGGATTTATTAAATATTTGTCTTGTGGAAGGGACACACCAGACAGAGTTGATGAAAATATTATCTCTTAGCAGATACGGCATTTATTTAATGGTAGCAGATGAAATGAATCGAATTTGCACAGAGTTTGGGGCTGATTATGATACGGTCGTTAAACTCTGGGAATCTGCTTATAACGAAGGAATAGCCAATAGCGAGCCGGATAGGAAAAGACCGATATATGACCCGCCTAACGGCAAAATTCACGGCCATTGCGTTTTGCCTGTTATGAAAATGTTTAACAACCAGTTTTATTCTGAATTAATAAATAAGGTGATTATTAAATATGAGTAGTTGGTTGAGAAGGTTATATTATAAATGGTTTAAGAACACGAAAATTTATTGCTATTGCAATATATATAAAACAGCTAAGGTAGGCAGAAATTGTATTATTGGCGGGTTTAGCGAAATCGGGGATAAGGTAGAAGTGGGCAATGCTTGTAAACTGGGAGCTTATGTATTTTTGCCAAAAGGGGTAACGATAGGCAATGAAGTTTTTATTGGGCCGAGAGTTACTTTCACAAATGATTATTATCCCAAAGCAACAGGGGAATGGCAGCTTCGAGAGACAATAATTAAGGATGGGGCGAGTATAGGAGCGGGAAGTGTTATCAGGTGTGGAGTTACTATCGGGAAAAATGCCGGAGTTGGCGCAGGCTCGGTTGTGTTAAAAGATATTCCCGATGGTGAAGTCTGGGCGGGGAATCCGGCAAGAAAAATAGAATCGAAATGGAAAAAAGGAATCTATGCTTCTGGATTTGGAGATAAAGAACAAGAGGCGGCAGGATGAGAATATATTTTAGTCTAAATTTAAAACTTGCGCCAATAGATGTTTTAAATGCTTTAAAAAACAAATTTGAGGTTGAGTTGCTTTATGATGGGAAAGAACACGCCATAGCTATAAGGGGAATAAATGAAAATAGCACAAATAATCGGAAGCCGTCCGAATCTGACTAAGTTTATCAATGTTACAGGTAAAGATATTGTTATCTGGACAGGACAGCATTATTCGACTGAATTACATTGCAAAAAAGTAACGGTTACTTATAAGCTAAACCAGATTGAATTAGGGCAGATGACTTCGGCTTTGATTTTTATTTTATTAGCAGAAAAGCCCGATTGCATTGTAGTTTATGGCGACACTCGCTCTGCTTTAGCTGGAGCTTTAGCAAGCCACGAGTTAGATATTCCGCTAGCCCATTGTGAAGCGGGGATAAGGCTCGGAGATATGAGCAGGCCAGAGGAGAGAATCAGGCGAGTGGTTGACCACTTATCTGATTATCTTTTCTGCGTTAATGATTTTCATGCGGAGAATTTAGAGCGGGAAAATATAGCAGGACAGATATTTATAGTCGGGGATTTGCATTATGACAGGTATTTACAGAGTCGCCCGCATAAAGGTTATATATTAGCAACAATACATCGGGCAGAGAATACGAACACGAAGGAGGCTTTAAAGTGTGCGCTAAAGAAACTGAAAAGACCGGAGGGCTTAATATTTCCAGTTCATCCAAGGACATTAAGGGCTATGAAAACTTTCAATTTGCGAGTGCCAGAAAATGTAAAAATGGTTCCACCGCTATCATATACGGATATGCAACAGAAAATAAGGGAAGCGAAGCTGGTGATAACGGATTCGGGGGGAGTATGTCGGGAGGCGTGGTTTGCGGGGACGCCAGTTGAGTTTATTGGCGATAGTGAATGGGAATCAGAGATTAGGATGTTCGGGGATGGCAATGCAGAAGGTAAAATCAGGAATATCTTATTAAGAGAGCTTAAATTATGTCAGAAAAAGTAGCTTATTCAAAAGATAGCCCGGAAGGGAAAGCTTTAATAGCGGAAAAAGAAAAAGTTATTATCTCGCAGAACAATAACAAGCCGGTTAGTGAGCCGGTAAATGACCATATTGAGACACAAAGTGAAATAGAGCCGCCATTCTCGGCTTATGAAAAGATTAAAGGTAAGCCGTATTCGGCGGAATTCTTTAAAATCACTGAATGGGATATGTTAAACGATGACCTTGATATTGATAAAAAAAAAGACAAGGTCAAATTGATCGAAAGCTGGATAAAAGAAAAGATAGAAGGCAGCAATTTAGAGGATTCGCTGGAAGCTTACAGGGAATTGATGAAACGATATTTTGATGAATTAAACATCGGCAAAACCGAGAAGAATTCATCAAAATTAGAGCGTGTTTATCTATATTTAAAGCTTGCTAAAAAGCAGTCAGATTTAGACAGGAGAAGGAGGGAAATCATTGACAACAGGATATGAAACGCCCGAAGTAATTAAAGAACGTTATCAGGGAATGGTGGGGATTGATGTTGATGTTACCCCGCCTATTCCTATGAGTGGAATGCTGGGCTGGGACGGCGCAGCTTGGGAAAAAATAAGCTCTGATGGTTCCGGAAATTTATCGTTTACTTTAGATTCGCCTAACAGCGTTACTAATGGCCAAAAGACGGTAACGACAGCCGGGACGGCTGAAGTCTTGGCAGCTTCCACTACGATATTATCGGTAACGATAAAAGCACTGTCAGGAAATACCGGATATGTTTATGTGGGAAGTGCTTCGGTAGACTCTACGAATGGTTTTGTTTTACAGGCTGGGGAATCTATTAGCTTAGATATAGACAATTTAGCTGATATTTATTTGGATGTTTCAGCTAATGGCGAAGGGGTATCTTTTATAGGAGTTAGCGCATAATGCCAAGGACATGGACTGATAGCGGGTTATCAAGGGCAACGGCTGATGGCCGCTACCTTAAACTAGATTGCAGCAATGACCCTTTAACAGGGACACTTAATGGAAATCATTTAGAGTTTTTGGGGCATTCAGCGTTTGGCTCCGGTTCTTCAGTTAATCCGGTTTTATATGTGCAAAATCTTGACGAAACCTTTACCCTTCAAACAGGCACGAGATATGGATATTTTACCAATGTGGATTTACAACCGGCAGGTGCATTAAGCGGAACGACTGTTTTAATCGGGGCTGATATACAAGCGGAATGGAATGGCGGGGTTGATGGGGCAGCGTTTGGATATATTCAAGGGATAAAAGGTGAAGCTAATAATATTGCCAATTCCACGGCCATAAACGAGCTTACTGGAATGTATGGGAAAGCACGAAGCCAGGGCGGGGACATAGTAACGGCGGCTTATGGCGTAAGAGGTGATATTTCTAACGATGATGCTTTGGGCCATGAGGCTGGAGATATAACCAAAGGTTCTTCGCTTGTAGCTGGCGGATATACTGACAAAGGCACAGGAATAATTATTACTCGTTACGGCCTTGAGATAGAGGATATAACAGGCGGCGGGCTGGTAACTAACCAATATGGCATATATTGCCCGGCGTTATCTGCCGCAGGGACGGATAATTATTTTATTAAAAATGCGTCTGCCCCTTCTGATTTTGGCACAGGCAATATATCAACAACAGGCTCATTAACCGTTGGCAGCGCAGTTAATACAGAACAACTTATTATTAAAGCCAATGCCTCGCAGACAAATGCTAATCCGCTAATATTTATGGAAAAAGCAAACGGGGAAGATTTGCTCGCTATACACAGCGACGATTATAGAAATATTTTTATAGGATTAAATGCTGGAAGTGCTAATGCGGTATCTGGAACAGATGGCATAAACAATCTTTTTATTGGATACGAGGCAGGCGAGGATAATACTTCTGGTATGTCCAATGTATTTATTGGTTATCAAGCAGGGCAAGAGAATGTCGGGGCTGATTCAAATTTGGGGATAGGGACTTCTGCTTTGAGATCAAATATATCTGGGACGGCAAATATGGCTATCGGGTCAAATGCTTTATTTCTTAATTTAGCTAGTTATAATACAGCCATTGGTCTTTCTGCTGGATTTAATAGCACAAATGGCAACTCAAACCTTTATGTTGGAGTTTCGGCTGGATATTATAATAAAACCGGCAATTATAACGTTTGTTTAGGAAGGGTATCTGGATATGGAGGAACTGACGCTCCTGTATTGACAGTAGATACCATTGTTCAGCCTACTGGAGCGCTTAATAATGGCACATGGAACGCTGTAACTACGACTAAGACTGAAGGTGAAGGCGATGATAATTTAACAGTTAATGTTACCATCGCAGGTGGCGTAATTACAGATATTGTGGTGAATGCCGCAGGCGATCGTTATTCTCTTAACGATACAATTACTTTAACGGGACTTTCCGCTGCTGGTGGTGGTGGGAATGATGATGGCACTTTTGATGTTGCTACCATAAATCAAAGTTATAGCAGTAATGTTTTTATAGGCTATGGAAGCGGTTATAAGGCAACTACTGGAGGAGAGAATGTAGCAATTGGAGCTAATAGTTTAGGGCGAAATGAAAGCGGGGCTTACAATGTTTGTCTTGGAGGATATGCGGGATATGGTCAAACTGGGCTTCCCACCTCGAGGAACGTATATATTGGTTATTACGCTGGACGTTGGGGGACAGCTGCAAACGGTTATAATGTTGCCATCGGCGATAGAGCATTGCTCATGAATGAAACGGGGACTTACAATGTCTGCATAGGCGGCTTAACTGGCACGGGGGTTGCAAATAATTCATTTACTCAAAATGTCTTTATTGGTGGAGTCGCTGGAACATCCTGCACTACTGGCAGTTATAACACGGCGATCGGCGTTAGCGCCTTAAAGTTTAACCAGACAGGAGCTTATAATGTTTTTATTGGCACTGACGCAGCTTTTGGGGTATCTGGGAATTCATGTTCAAACAATACTGGCATTGGAAGGCGTGCTATGTATTATGTTACAACTGGCAGCAACAATACCGTTATGGGGTATAGGGTAGCAGATAGCATAACCACTGGAAGCAATAATATCCTTATTGGTTATCAGGCAGGGGACAATTTAACCACAGGAACAGATAACATAATTATTGGTTATGACCTCAATGCTTCCGCTGTTGGCGTATCAAACGAATTAAACATAGGTGGATTAATTAAGGGGGATACTTCAGCCTTAACGCTTATCCTGCCTTCAAGCGTTACCTTAAAAGGGACAGACACTGATGACCCTCGCATAACCTTTGATTCGGGTAACGACGGTTATATTGAATGGCAAGAGGATGAGCAGCAATTCCATATTGAAGGCGGGATAGAAATGTCCGGCTCTATGTCATTGCTGGTAGGGACTCATTTCCTCCCTCCGGCGGTCAATGACGCAGGTATGGACGATACAGCCGGAACGATTGGCGAGATAGTATTTAATACTGCTGACGCAACATTTTACGGCTGCACGGAAACTGGCGACCCTGCCGTTTGGGCGGCTTTCCATTAAGGGGGTGGGAAATGGTAACGATAGGCAACACGGAATATAGTAAAGATAATGGCGAGTTAGTAATAACTGAAGGCAAAGCTGTTATAACAAGATGCAGAAAAGAACATTTAATAATGGAAAAAGAAACGTATCAAAGCCAGATAACAGACGCTAATAAAAGGATAGTTGAAATCGATAAGCTAATAGCAGAGTGTAATAAATTAGGATTATAGGGGGTGAATTATGAGAATAGAATTGACTGACGAGCAAAAAAGGAATTTATTGATGATGTTACAGCGGGTAGATTTGAAAGGCGGGGAAGTCCCGGCTTATGTAGATGTTATGAATGCTTTAAATAAGGAAATAAAAGAAGAAAAGATGGAGATGATTGAAAATGCAGGGAAATAGAAGAAATGGCAAGCCAAGGACAGAGGCAGAGCGGAAAGCTAGACATAAAAGGTTATATGGCAATTCCAAACTGCCAGAAAGAGGGACAGGATTTTATCGATTAGCCAAAAGCAAATAGGGGGATTAAGATGATAGTAGCAAAGAGGCCAACTTTTTCGTTGGTAATGCCAGCATACAAGGGTAGCGAGGATACGATAAAGAAGGCGATAGATAGCATTCAGGATCAAGACATGGAGTCATGGCAGCTTATTGTAGTTATTAATGGCGAGTGGGAAGGCAAAGCAAAGACCAAGCAAATAGTTAATAAGTATGAGAAGAAGGATAAGCGGATAGCGTTGCTTGAGGTAGCTGAAGCCAACGCCTGCACAGCCAGGAATGAAGGTGGAGAGATTGCTCAGGGTAAATATATAAGCTTTTTCTCATCTGATTTTTATATGTATCCGGGGGCATTGCGCAAGTGGTTAAAAGAGTTTAAGGCACATCCCGAAGCTGATTTTATTTATTCCGGCTATGGTTTAATGAAGGACGGGCAGATGACACAGCATAAAGCTATGTCAGAGCCTTTTGACCCTTGGCGATTGCGGATAGAAAATTATATCGATGGCGGGTTTCCTATGAAGCGTGAAGTCTTTGAGAAATGCAAATGGAATCCGGCTGTTAAGTCTTTAAACGACTGGGATTTTTGGCTGACGGTTATAGATCATAATTTTAAGGGTTATTATATGTTAGATAACACCTATGCAGCCGAGTTGCCTAAAGAAGGCGGTTTATCTTACGATAGCCATGCTAACTGGCTGGAGAGGGTATCACAGATTAAGGCTTTGCATAGGATAAAAGAGCGGGATATTTGTGTTGTATCGTTAGGGGCTGCGCCACATGGGAAGCGGCTAGCTAAAATAATCGGGGCTGATTTTAAGTTTGCCCCGCAGAACAAACCGCACAAATATAAAGCTATTTACTTGATAGGGTTTTATGTCGGGACAGGCGATTCGGCAATGGCGCATACAGCAGTATTTAAAACGCCTAATTCAGACACAATTCCTGTAATTCACTGGATTGGCACAGATGTTTTGCAGATAGTTGGGGCAGGCTATAAGGTTTGCTATAACGACATGAAAGCGTTAGTTGAAGTGATAGATAAATGCGTAAATCTTACGGAGTTTGAGCAGACAGAGGGAGAGCTTAGAAGCATTGGAATTAGCTCCAAGATTATACCTTTGCCGATAGAGGATGATATAGATGTTATGCCATTGCCCAGCAAGTTTACTTGTGCGATATATACGCCAAAGACTTCTACGGCAGGACAGATTTACAACCTGGATTTAATGAAGGACATTATTAAATCTTGTCCTGACATTAATTTTCTGTTGTTTGGTGGCGGGCTAATGGATTTTAAAGCTAAAAATGTTAAAAACATGGGCTGGTGTGAAAAAGAGGATTATTACAATAAGGTTATAGCGCAAAGCTCGTGTTTAATGAGGATAACATATCACGATGGTATGCCGGTTGCGCCGATTGAGTGGCGGTTAGCCGGTAGGGACGCTATAACGACGGTGCAGATGAAATATATCCACTTTGCAGGGACAGGGATTATACATAAAGAGAATTATGCCGATAGAAAAGAAAAGATTATAAATTTGCTAAGGGCGGTTAAAAAAGACCAGAAGCAGGGAGTAAAAGACGTGCAGGAAGCGAGGGTTTATTATAAAACGCTTACTAGCCCTAAAAGGTTTAAAAAGGCATTGGAAAAGATAATAGATGATAAACGATTGGTTAATAAAAACGCTAAAAAAGCATAACTGCAAAAGCTTCATAGATATAGGCTGTGGTTCTGGTGGGACTTGTGCGATGGTTAAGGCATTCATGCCCGATACTTATGTAATGGGCATTGATATAGCCAGCGGGTTTATAGAAGAAGCGAAAAGGCTTAGGCCGGAAGTAGATTGTTTTAAAGTAATGGATGTCAGGAATTTAAGGTTTAGGCCAAAGGGTTTTGACATAGCGCATACGCAAGGGGTATTAATTCATGTCCCACATGAGGATATAGTAAAAGTAATAATGGGTATTATGTGGTTAGCAAAGGCGGCAATATTTGTTGAATCAAGGGGGAAGGAAACGCCGGGAACGCTAAAATATGACCCCAAAATTTACTGGGAACGGCGAGTAGGTCAGGATAAGCCGACGCCGATAGACCATAACACTCAATATTACTTTTCGCATAATTACGATAAGATATGCGATAAATTAAGGCTAAAGGTTAAGGTTTTAAAGAAATGGGGCGATGAGCAGAGAACAAAGGTATATTATGTTACCAAAAGTTAGCTTTGAAAAATTATGTTTTATATTTGATTCCTTTTCGTTGGCGAGCTTTCTGTCGTATTCTTTCAATTGCTTCAGGAGAATGGGTTTTCCCTGTTCGATGGATTATTGTATGTTGGCTCTTGGTAAGGGTAATAAGATTTTCAATCCGATTATCAAGACCATTGCCGTTAATATGATGAACACATTCTGTGGACTTAAGAGAGCGCCCAAGATGTTTTTCCATGATAAGACGATGTTCACGATATTTTTTGCCTTTAATGTGAAAACGTTTATAACCACCGTAGGTCGTTCCGCTTCCTTTTTCAGCTCGACTTATCCAAAGACGACCAGTAGTAAGTTTTCTATAATAATGCTTAAAACAAAGATTTTTACAAAGAATTGGGCGATTGCATTCTGCAACAGAGCAAGGGTGATTCTTATTAAGTTGAGCATAATAATGTTTATAACAAAGATTTTTGCTAACAACCTTTTTGTTGCAATTGTCGACAGAGCATATATTTTTTGTTTTCATTGGTTTATTATACAAAAGGACAGGTGTTGTGTCAATGTCTAATAAGCCTCTCATATCATTTACAGGCTGCGTGTTCAACAAGGAATCTTACATCTCGGAAACGATCGAGAACCTGTTGCAGCAGACGCTTAAAGATGTTGAGATTATATTTCTAGATGATGGCTCAACAGATAGCACGCCAGATATTATTCAGTGGTATGCCAAAAAGGATAAGCGGATAAGATTATACAGGAATAAGCGTAATCTGGGGCTTGGCAAAAGCTGGAACATTATCCAGAAATATGCGAAGGCTAAGATTACAGCTATTATTTCAGGAGATGATATCTGGACGCCTGATAGGGGGCAGATAACTTATGATTATTTCAAAAATCATAAAGATTGCGATGTGTTTTATGGAGGGTTTTATTTTACAGATTATAATTTAAACCCGATTGAATGGAAGCCGGCAATACCATTTTCTAAAAAGAAATTGTTGACGCCAAGAAAGGACGGTTTCTGCCCGCAATTCATTGGACATTTTGTCATGGCGGTTAAAACACAAGTGGGGTTAAAAGTGCCTTATCGAGAGGCTTTAAAGGTAGGAGTTGACTATCCTTTTTTAGTAGATTTGGCTAATGCAGGCTGTAAGTTTGGCTGGACAACAAAGCCTTTAGGATATGCGAGGCTGTTAAGTTCCGGCGTAAGCCTATCAAGGCGACAGGAAGTTGTAGAAAATAGCAAAGTTTAAGGAGTGTATATGAAAAAGAGTTTTAAGGCTATGTTTTTGTTGACCCAGAGTCCTGGACTAAGTTGGTATCGTTGCCATAGCTTTGTGAAACGCATGAAAATTGATACGGCTATCTGGCCTGATTGCGGCTATGAGAAGCTGCCTAACTGGCAGGAGGTATTAGAGCGGGAAACAGACAAAAAGAAAATAGATATAGTTACAGAATGGATTGTCAAAGAAGCTGTTAGCTCTAATGTAATTGTTTCGCAGAGGGTCTGGACAGCGCAAGGTTTGGCTGTATTATATGCGTTAAAAGAGCATTGGAATAAAAAGGTTTTGCTGGAGATAGATGATGACGCTTTTAATGTGGACAGCAGTAACCCTGCGTTTGTTGGTTTAACTGATAGAAAAACGAAAATATTTAAAACACAGCTGGAGCTGGCTGATGGAGTAATAACAACCAATGAGAATTTAAAGGAATTATATCAGCAGCATAATAAAAAGGTATTCATAGTCAAAAATGCTATTAATTTTAATCTTTGGGATAGAGTTCCTAAACCAAAGACTAAAGGTAAAAAGGTAAAAATAGGCTGGCAGGGGGCATGGCATCACGGAGAGGATTTGAGTATATTAGAGCCTGTGATACCTAAAATATTAAAGAAATATAAAGGCAAGGTGGAGTTTCATTTTTTTGGTTATATACCAGAGTATTTAAAGGGATGTTGCAAGTTTCACGAGATGAAGCCAATTGACAAGTATATACGATATATTGTTAGCCAAAATCTAGATATCATTTTGGCTCCATTGCAGGATACTCACTTTAACAGGGGAATAAGCAATATCAGGGTTTTAGAGGCCGGGGCAATGAAAAAGGCGGTAGTAGCTTCAGATAATAAAAACTTGATATATGCTAAAACGATAAACGGGACAGATGATGGCGATGGGTTGCTGGTTAAGACAACAGAGGACTGGATCGACAATATTAGTTATTTGATTGATAATCCAGACGAACGGCGGAAGATGGGCAGCCGCTTATATTATAAAGTTAAGCGGGATTATAATGCTAAAGATGTAGCTCAAGAATACGAAAAGATTTTAAAGAACATATAATTTAATATTTCAAAGACAATAGGAAATATTTGCTGTTAATTGACGGTGGTATTTCCTATTTTATTTATAAGGAGGTAAAAAAATGAACTATCGAGAGATTTATACTAGGGTTCAAAATTATATTGCTGATGATTCGACCGGGACTTTGGCAATTATAAAAGAGACCATAAACCAGAAAGCTTTAGAGCTGCTTCAACGAAGCTTATGGCTATGGACGATTCGTGAGTATAGCCTATCGGTATCGTCAGGAACGTCGGAATATTATTTACCGGCTGATTTTGACAAGATACTGGATATTAGGCAGACAAACTCGCCTGCACAATTAAGCAGGCTATCCGTGTTTGATTTTGACAATATGCAGCCTAGCCCGACAGCTACTGGCAATCCGCTGCATTATATGCTGTTGCTTCAGGAAAGGGTCTGGGCGCAGCCGACAGCAGCGGCAAAGGTTGTGATGTATTCTACCAGCAATCAGGATATAGCGGCAGAAGATGGGGCAGCTTATGTTACCTTAAAGGGCGTTGTGGGAGGGGTTGAACGTATTGAGCAGGTGACATTATCGGCAACGAATGAGATAAGCTCAACTAATTCATATGCTAAGCTGTTTGATATTTCAGCAGATGATTTGCCTGCCGGCTCGCTATATTTTAGGGAGCTAACAGTAGGGACAGAGTTGCTGGCTTTATATCCGAACGAGATAAGCAAGACTTTTAATAAGATTAGGTTTCACCCGATTCCTGATAAAAGCGCAACTATGTATATTAAGTATCAAGCAACACAGCCTAGGCTAATTAATGATTCAGACTCGTTAATTATTCCTGATAAATACTCAAACATATTGGTCGAGATGGTTGTGGGAGATATGCTGTTAAAGCAGGGGGATTCTAAAGGCGGGGCAAGGATACAGCTTGCGGAGGCTGGAATAGACCGCATGAAAAAAGAGCAGGATATGATGTGGGATTATGTCCCGACGGTAAAATCTGCGCCGTCTCATTTTTTGGATAACAGCTATCCATTTAGCTATTAAGGAGTAAATTATGGCATTGCAATATTGGACGATTAATTCCTCTGCCGGGGTAAACAAAGATAATCAGCCTCACACCATTGGGATGAACCAGTTTAGGGTTTGCCAAAACTTTGAGGCGATGCATGATTATCAAGGGGTAAAAGATATTGGCTTTTGTTATAAATCTCCTGCAATGGCTAATTGGAAGGGGACTATGCCGGCAGCTGGCAGAAGCCGTGGGCTTTGGCACTATATACCGACTATCCCTGATTATGCGACTAAAAGCTTCGTTTTAGCCAAGCAATGCACAACCGATTATACTGCTTCAAGGCTTTATGCTTTAGATGTTCCAAATAATACTTGGTATACGCTAGTTACAGACGCTGTAGCGTCTTATCATGCAGACGCTACTCAATATTTAGACAGAATTTATATAGCAATGGGAAATATTACCAGCGTTGTTAAATGGAATGGCGACACAACAAACTGGGGGACAACTGC